GGCCAGCGGGATCCGCACGCGGGTGATCCGGCGTCGGTGGTGCGACCCCGTGACGTGGTGTTCGTGGTGCAGGTGAACTCGAACCGGTCGCACACGACGATCGCGGCGGTCGGTGAACGCCGCGACGGGTCGCTGCTGGCGTCGATCGTGGAGCACCGTCCGGGTGTGCATTGGGCGCCGGCGCGGCTGGCGGAGTTGAAGCGCAAGCACAACCCGCTGTTCATCGTGGCGCAGGACAAGGGGCCGACGGGCACCCTGTTCACCGACCTGGCGGATCTGGGCATCACCGAGTCCGAGGATCGGGAGCTTCCTCGCCGCGGGGATCTGGTGGTGCCGTGGGCGTCGGATGTGGCTATCGCGTACGGGCTGTTCCTGGACGCGGTGGTTGATCAGAGGCGGCTGTTCCACCTGGATGAGGCGCCGCTGAATCAGGCGTTGGCGGTGACTGGCACGCGGGCGTTGTCGGGTGGGACGGCGTGGGACTACACGGATCCGGCGGCGGGTCCGTTGCTGGCGGTGACGTTGGGCGTGTGGGCGGTGACGGCGGTGCGGCTGCCGCCGGCGAAGCGGTCGGCGTACGAGGACGACAACGGGCTGATGTTCGTGTGACCGGGAGGGGGCGGGGCCGTGCTGACCGTGCGCCGACGGACCGTCGTCATCAACCTGGTTGACGGGCGTACCACGATCACCGGGCAGCGTCGCCTGTCGTGGCCGTGGCAGGTGCGTCTGACGGGCGCGGAGTTGCACCGGGGTGTGGGTGAGCCGGCCCGGGTCGACGGGACCGTGGTGGTTCCCCGCCATCGGATCGATTTCATGCAGGTGGTGGGCTGATGGCGTTCGTGCTTTCCGCCGGCCGTCTGCGGGCGTTGGAGCCGGCGTCGGCGTCGATGTCGGTGTGGCCGGGCTACACGGCGCAGGTGTCGGCGAATCTGAACGCCACCTACGCGGCGATCTACCGCACGCAGCCGGCGGTGCGCACCGTGGTCAGCTTCCTGGCGCGGAATGTGGCGCAGCTCGGGCTGCACGTGTACCGGCGGATGTCGGACAACGACCGGCGCCGGTTGACGGATCATCCGGTGGCTGCGCTGCTGGCGGCGCCGAACCCGAACACCACCACCTACCGGCTGATCAACGCGTTGGTCAGCGACAAGGCGATCTACGACGACGCGTACTGGGTGAAGCTGCGCGGTGAGCAGGACAACCCGATCGGGTTGCGGCGGGTGCCGCCGTGGCGGATGGAGGTGCTCGGCCCGGACTGGACCGACGCGACCGGCTACCGGCTGCACGGCACGACGGGGCACATCGACCTGACGCCGGATCAGGTGGTGCATTTCCGCGGCTACAACCCGGACGACGGGCGGCGTGGCTGTTCGCCGATCGAGGCGTTGCGGCAGGTGCTCGCCGAGGAGTTCGCGGCGGCCAGGTGGCGTGAGCAGATGTGGTCGAACGGGGCCCGGGTGTCCGGGTACCTGAGGCGGCCCCTGGAGGCCCCGGAGTGGTCGCCTGCGGCTCGGGAGAGGTTCCGGGCGGGCTGGCAGTCGCAGTACGCGGGTGACGGCCCGCAGATCGGCGGGACGCCGATTCTCGAGGACGGCATGGACTTCGTGCGGGCCGGGATCAACCCGCAGGAGGCGCAGTACGTGGAGTCGCGGAAGCTGACCCGCGAGGAGGTGGCCGCGGAGTATCACATCGCGCCGCCGCTGGTGGGGATTCTCGACCACGCCACGTTCAGCAACATCCGGGAGCAGCACAAGCAGCTGTACCAGGACACGCTCGGCCCGCTGTGCGCGGAGATCGAGCAGGACATCGGGTTGCAGTTGATCCCGGACCTGCCCAACAGCCGGCGGGTGTACGTGGAGTTCAACATCGCCGAGAAGCTGCAAGGGAGCTTCGAGGAGCAGGCGCAGCAGTTGCAGATGGCGGTCGGCGGGCCGTACATGACCCGCAACGAGGCGCGCGGCATGTCGAACCTGCCGCGAATCGAGGGCGGCGACGAGCTGATCGTGCCGCTGAACGTGGCCATCGGCGAACCGGAGCCTGAGCAGCCCGAGCTACCGGCCGGAGAGTCCGGCACTGACATCACCGCGGAGGGAACCGATGCGGACTAAGGCGTTCCCGGCGCACGTGAAGGCCGCCGGTGAGCAGGACGGGCTCCAGCCGGGCCAGTTCGAGGCGATCGTGTCGGTGTTCGGCAACGTCGACCACGGCGGTGACGTGGTGCTGCCGGGCGCGTTCTCGCGGTCGCTGGCGGAGTGGAAGGCCTCCGGTGACCCCATCCCGGTGATCTGGTCGCACCAGATCGGCGACCCGGAGTCGCACATCGGGGTGGTCCTGGACGCGGAGGAACTGCTGGCCGGCGACGAGCGGTTGCCGGCGAAGCTGCGCGGCAACGGTGGCCTGTGGGTTCGGGCGCAGCTCGACCTTGACGAGCCGAAGGCCGCGAAGGTTCACAAGCTGCTGAAGGGCCGCCGGGTGCGGCAGTTCAGCTTCAGCTACGACATCCGCGACGGCGCGCTCGGTGAGCGTGACGGCGAGAAGGTGTACGAGCTGCGGGATCTGGACCTGTTCGAGGTCGGTCCCACCCTGCTCGGCATGAACGCCGCCACCGACCTGGTGGGGGCGAAGGCCGGGATCTGCCCGACGTGCGGGCACGACAGCACCAAGCAGGCCAAGCCAGTGCCGGCTGACGCCGCCGACGAGCCCACGCCAGCTCCGCTGGCCCCGGCCGCCGCCGACGAGCCCACCCTGAGCCCCGCCGATGTCCTGCTGTCGCTCCAGGTCGACGCGCTCGCGTACGACCTCGACATCTGACACCGGAGGAACCAATCACCATGGCAACGGCCACCCTGAGCCGGCTTCAGAAGGAGCTGGCCGACACCCTGACCCCGGCCCGGGACATCGCCGCGAAGGCGGAGTCCGAGGGCCGTGACCTGACCGCCGAGGAGCGGGAGAAGATCCAGGCCGCCGTGAAGGAGGCGGCGGGGATCAAGTCCCGCATCGAGCAGGCCAAGGCCGACAACGACCTGTTCTCGCAGATCGGCGACCTCGGCGACGGCCTGGCGCTGCTGCCCGACGGCAGCAAGGACCGCGGCGACGTGGGCGGCGACGGCTCGACCCTGTGGACGCCCCGCAAGGGGGAGACCATCGGCGAGGCGTTCGCGAAGTCCGAGCAGCTGCGGGCCCTGCTGAAGCAGTACCCGTCGGGGCGGATCCCCGAGCGGGCCGTGGTCAACTCGGCGCCGTTCGGCGCGAAGACGCTGATCACCGGCTCCAGCGACACCTCCGGTGGCGCGCTGGTGCAGAACGACTACCGCGGCCTGGCGGTCGGGCTGGACCTGTTCCAGCGTCCGCTGACCATCCGGTCGCTGGTGACCAACGGCACCACCACGTCGGACACCGTCGAGTACGTGCGGGTCACCTCGACGACCAACAACGCGTCGCCGGTCGCGGAGTCCACCGCGACGGCGGACCCGGGCACGATGAACGCCGCGAACGGTGTGAAGCCCGAGAGCGCGATGGCGCTGGCGAAGGTGACGGAGACGGTGCGGACGATCGCGCACTGGCTGCCGGCCACCACGCGGGCGCTGGCGGACGCCGGGCAGATCCGCACCCTCATCGACCAGTTCCTGCGGTACGGGCTGGAGGAGGAGCTGGAGGACCAGATGGTCAACGGCTCCGGGACGGGTGAGAACTTCACGGGCATCGCGAACGTGTCCGGGGTGCAGTCGCAGGCCTGGGACAACGACCCGCTGACCACCACCCGCAAGGCGCGGACCCTGGTGCGCACCGTGGGCCGGTCGACGCCGACCGCCTACGTGATGAACCCGACGGACTGGCAGGCCATCGACCTGCTCCAGGACAACGAGGCCCGCTACTACTTCGGTGGCCCGGCGCGGCTCGGCCAGCCGACCCTGTGGGGTCTGCCGGTCGTCGAGTCGGAGGCCGTCCCGGCCGGCACCGCGTACGTCGGTGACTGGCGCAAGTGCGTGCTCTGGGACCGGCAGCAGGCGTCGATCACCGTGTCGAACAGCCACGCCAACTTCTTCGTGAGAAACATGGTCGCGATCCTGGCGGAGATGCGGGCCGCGTTCGGGGTGCTCCAGCCGTCCGCGTTCGTCGAGATCGACATGGCGGCGTGAGCCATGGCCTACCTCGACCCGGCTCAGGGCCGGATG